GCTGAAGGCGCTGCTCCTGTCAACGATCCAGGACGCCTCAGAGGCGATTCGAACCGTTACTACAGACGTGTACGTGTTCTCAACCTCATGTGATTTAAACTCACAACATTTATCAGAGGGTTCTTCGGAACCCTCTTTTTTTATCTAAATACAAATAAAACCCAATGGCATTTGCAAATCAGATAGAGAATAGGAATTTTCTATCTCCAATTGGTTTTAAATTTACATTATCAAAAAACAAAAAGGTTTCTTTCTTTTCCAACTCAGCAAGAATACCTGAAATTAATTTGGGGGTAGCAAATCAACCATCATATCTTAAGGATCTTGATGTTCCTGGAGATAAGTTGGTTTATGGTGACTTCACTCTGAGGTTTTTGGTAGATGAGAACATGGAAAATTATATGGTGATACATAATTGGTTGACTGGATTGGGTTATCCAGAAACCACACAACAATTTAAGGATTTAACCACAACTGAAGGTGGTAGAGATTATAAGGAACAATACAGTGATGGAAGTCTTCACATCTTAAACAGCAATTATAGACCTATATCGATAGTAAAATTCAAAGACTTGTTTCCAACATATCTTACCTCTTTGGATTTTGAAGCAACCGATTCGGATGTCAGATACTTTACAGCAGAGGTGACTTTCAAGTATACTGTGTATAATATTCTAGCTGCTGACGGTAGAACATCCTTATGAACCTTGATCAGATTCAGGAGATGTGGGAAAGAGATTCTCAAATCGATCCTGATAACCTACATGATGAGTCTTTAAAAATTCCTCAACTTCATGCCAAGTACTATACTCTGTACAATACAATCACTCTTCTGAAAGAAAAGGCACGGGAGTCTTACAATCGTGTAAAACTTGAAAGGTATAACTACTATACTGGAAAGGCACCTGTAGAGGTTTATGAGGAAGAACCTTTCCCATATAAGGTTAGAGACAAAGAGGCAATACAAAGGCATATGGATGCCGATGAGAAACTGAATAGACTTGATATTAAAATGAGATATTATGATGTGATGCTTCGCTTCCTTGAGGAGATTATCAAAACTATTTCCAACAGAACTTTTCAAATCAAAAATGCCATAGAGTGGCATCGTTTCCAAGCAGGTTTTAACTAATGGATGAAGAGAATCTTTACGAACAGAATTTCAATCCAGATTTACCTTTTGTCTCAATGGACATGGGAATTGATGATGTGAGACAGATTCACGAATCGATAAGTCTTCATCTTCAAAACTGGGTATCGTGCCCAGAAAAAAAGGAAAGACTGGAAAGTTTGAAAGACTTTTTAGAGAGATTGATGTTGGAATATACTTTTAAGATGGGAGAATAAATATCCATAGGTGATCCTTATGGATAATGTCTCATTTGATTATATCAAAAAAGAACGAAGTATATCTTCAGGTAAAAGCAGAACCACACGTCTACTATGAACTAGCAGATCAGTTTACCTTTGATGTACCAGGCGCAAAGTTTATGCCTCAGTATCGTAACAAATACTGGGACGGAAAGATTCGCTTATTCAATACCCAGACTGGTGAGATATATGTCGGGTTGTTGGATAAACTAACACGGTTCTGTGAGAACCACGAATATACCTATGAATTTGCTGACAACAAATTCTACGGACTTCCCTTTGAGGTTAATGACTTTATCTCAAAGGAAGGTGTAAAAGATTATATGAATTCTATTTGCAAGTACTCACCCCGCGAGTACCAAGTAGAGGGAGTATACGACGCCCTAAGACATAATAGAAAGTTGTTGATATCCCCAACTGCTTCTGGAAAGTCTCTGATGATATACTCTCTTGTGAGATATTACGTTGAGAAGCAACAAAATATTCTGATAGTCGTTCCGACGACTTCCCTAGTAGAACAGATGTATAAAGACTTTGCAGACTATGGCTGGGACGTTGGTTCATTTTGTCACAAAATTTATGCGGGAAGAGAAAGAGAAACAGATTCTCAGGTGATAATCACCACCTGGCAGTCCATCTACAAACTTCCTCGCAAATACTTTTCAAGATTTAATGTGGTTGTTGGAGATGAAGCACACCAGTTCAAATCTAAGTCTCTAATATCTATAATGTCAAAACTTTCAGATGCAAAATACAGATTTGGTTTTACAGGGACTCTTGATGGAACTCAAACTCATAAGTGGGTATTGGAGGGTTTATTCGGTCCCTCCTATAAAATTATCAAGACGGAAGAACTGATGAAGAAGGGGCACGTTGCCAAATTGGATATCAACGTGCTTCTATTGAAACACTCACCACATAAGTTTGAAAATTTTGAAGAAGAAGTCCAGTACATTATCAATCATGACAGACGCAACAAATTTATACGTAACCTTGCCCTTGATCTTAAAGGTAATACGCTCATACTATTTTCCAGAGTTGAAGGGCATGGACAACCCCTATTCGATTTAATAAATAATTCGAAGATAGGCGAACGCCATATCTTCTTTGTTCATGGTGGAGTGGCAACAGAAGATAGGGAGCTAGTGAGAGAAATTACAGAAAAGGAGAACAACGCAATCATCGTTGCTTCATACGGTACATTCTCTACTGGTATTAATATCAAGAATCTCCACAATGTTATTTTTGCTTCTCCTTCAAAATCCAGAATTAGAAATCTCCAAAGCATTGGAAGAGTACTCAGAAAAGGCAATAATAAAACAAAAGCAACTCTATATGATATTGCTGACGACATTTCCTACAAGTCTAGGAGAAATTATACCCTTAATCATTTGATAGAAAGAATTAAAATTTATAACGAAGAAAATTTTAACTATGACATTATAAACATACCACTTAAGAATTAAATGGAAGAAGAATTTTACTCTATTATAAAACTTACATCTGGAGAAGAAATTCTATCGTTAGTTTCTATTGATGATAATGATGGAGATCCTTTAGTTATTCTTCAAAATCCAATAACTATAAAAATAATAGAAACACCTCATGGTGTTCACATTAAAGTTAAATCTTGGATAGAAATGTCTACAGATGACATCTTTATCATTAAACTGGATAAAATTATTACTATGACAGAAACTAAAGATGATAGATTGATTGATATTTACAATAGTTACATTGAAGATGATGATTCTTTTGAAGTTCGCAAACCATCAGATAAAACAGGCAAAACAAAACCATCCAAGAGGATGGGATACTTATCTTCAGTAGAAGATGCCAGAAAGATACTGGAAGATATATTTAAATTAGATACTAAAGAAAGCTAGATCTCACTCTTCAACCCGGACAAAGGTAGTCTATACGCATTTTCCAATGTTGTCAAGCCCTTAAAGTATGCTATAATAATAACAACTTATATTATACTGAGTCCGATGTTATGTCCAGAAAAAAACCAGAACATTATGTAAACAATAAAGAGTTGTTAGAGGCAATGATTGTCTACCGAACCAAGGTGGAAAAATCATACATGAAGACTTTCAATAAAGATCTCACTGAGCAACCGAAACAAGAAAGAGGAAAGCAATGGGAAGGTAAGCCTCCCATTCCAAACTACTTGGGTGAGTGTTTCTTGAAAATCGCTACGCACCTCTCATACAAACCCAACTTTGTGAACTACATGTTCCGAGAGGACATGATTTCGGACGGAATTGAAAATTGCGTTCAATACATTCACAATTTCGATCCAGAAAAGTCCAAGAATCCATTTGCTTACTTCACGCAGATTATCCATTACGCTTTCTTACGTCGGATTCAGAAGGAGAAGAAGCAGCTGGATATCAAAACCAAAATCATTGAGAGAACTGGATTTGATGAAGTTATGATGGTTGACGACAGCTTGCTTTCTGGCAGCAGTTCGGACTATAATACCATCAAGGACAATATCCAATACAAGAACCGATGAAGGTTGCCATCATCACGGATACACACTATGGGGCACGAAAAGGTTCCAAGTATCTGCATGACTATTTTGAAACATTCTATAAGAACGTATTTTTCCCTGCTCTAGAGGAGCACGGAGTAGAAGCAGTCATTCATATGGGTGATGCTTTTGATAGTCGTAAGTCAATCGATTATCAAAGCCTGGAATGGGCAAAGAGGGTGGTATTCGATCCTCTTAAGAAGTATGATGTTCATATGATTATTGGCAATCATGACACATACTACAAGAACACGAATGAAGTAAACTCTCCAGAACTCTTACTTCAGACTTATTCTAATATTAAGGCATATAGTCAACCAACCGAAGTTAATGTTGGTGGACTGGACATTTTATTTTTACCGTGGATTAATCAAGGAAATGAAGAACTATCTCTTAACACTATCAAAACGACTTCTTGCAGGTGTGCGATGGGGCACCTGGAACTCCAAGGATTTAGAGTTAATCGACAAATCATCATGGAACACGGTTTGGACAGCAAACTATTTGAGAAGTTCAGTCATGTCTTCTCGGGACACTATCACACTCGATCGACAGACGGAAGAATCTCATACCTAGGAAATCCTTATGAGATGTATTGGACGGATGTGAATGATACTCGTGGTTTTCATATCTTTGATACGGAAACCCTCACTTTGACTCCAATCAACAATCCTTATAAATTATTTTATAACATCTATTATGAGGATACCAATTACAAACTCTTTAATGCTAAGGAGTATGAGAGTAAAATCGTTAAGGTAATCGTCCGCAAAAAGACGAACCCCAAAGACTTTGAAAGGTTTATCGATAAACTTTACACTGCTGGCATTCAGGAATTAAAAATTGTAGAGAACTTCGATATTCATGAAAGTGAAGAGTTCGAAGTTGATGATGATGAAAATACGATTTCCATTTTGAATCGTTATATTGATGAGTCAGAATTTGAATTTGACAAAAATATTATCAAGGGTATCTTCCAAGATTTGTATCGACAAGCTTGCGAAGTAGAATAAATGTTTCTTCTTACCATAAAAGACAGCAGAGAAGACGGTGCATATGCCGTTCAAGACAAATATGGACATAAAGTTCTATTTCTCTTTGAAGAAGAGGATGATGCAACTCGTTACGCTTTGATGCTCGAAGATCAGGAAGAGACAATAATGGATATTGTAGAGGTTGACGACGAACTTGCTATAAAGACGTGTAAGATGTATAATTACAAATATGCAGTGATAACCCCTAACGACATCGTAATTCCTCCAAAGAATGATAACCTTCAAGAAGATTAGATACAAAAATTTTCTCTCCACTGGAAATAGTTTTACGGAAATTAATTTCCAAAAAAACAATACAAATCTCATAATCGGGACTAACGGTGCTGGCAAATCCACAATGTTGGACGCACTGACTTTTGTATTGTTCAACAAACCATTTCGTAAAATCAATAAACCACAGTTGATTAATACAACCAACGAAAGAGATTGTGTTGTGGAAATAGAATTTTCTGTAAATAACAGAGAGTATTTGGTGCGTCGTGGAATCAAACCAAATTTGTTTGATATTGAAGTGAATGGAACTCCACTTCATAAGGAGGCAGATGATAGATCTAATCAACGTATTCTTGAAGAGAACATCCTAAAAGTAAACTACAAGTCATTCACACAGATTGTGATTCTGGGTAGCAGCACTTTCGTGCCATTTATGCAACTCACTACGTCCAATCGTCGTGAGGTTATTGAAGATTTGTTGGATATTAGAATTTTCTCTGCAATGAATGGACTTATCAAAGATAAGATTCGGGCACAGAAAGAACAGATTAAGTCTTTGGATTTGAAGAAAGAGAATCTCAAAGACAAGATGAAGATGCAACAAAATTTTATTGATGAATTGGAGAGTAGAGGACACGCCAACATCAATGCCAACAAAGAAAAAATTTCTACCTTAGATAAGGAAGTTGGTGTGTATATGGAAGAAAATGCCAAGACTGAAGAAGAGATTCATAAGTTCACTAAGGAACAAGAGGAAGTTATTGGTGCGGGAGATAAGTTAGTAAAGCTTAATAATCTCAAAGGCAAAATCTCCCAAAAGGTAAGTACAATTACCAAAGAGCATAAGTTTTTCACAGAAAATACGGTA